TCTAGTATAAACTCACCAGCGTAACTAAGCGATTCGGACATTAGATAGGTGTTTCCTTCATCAGTTCTTGAAACTCTTCTACCACTTGAGGCACAAAAGCAGGATCAAGCAAACGTATTTGTCTCTTCTTATCTTGTTCTGCCTCTTCGAACTCTAAGTTCGTTATAGCTGTGGCAGTTGGGTAATCTGCATTAGATGTTCCCACATCAATCTTTTCTGTAGTATCACCAGAACTCTGTGATATCTCATAGTGATGCACAGCGTTCACATCGTCATATCTATCGGCAATATATGAAAGAAACTGATTGTTGTTCATCGGCCAGTCATGGAAGCGATTCACGATATTATTTGCAAACAGAACAACCCAATGCAACTCGGCATCACCATATAACTTGTGAGCAATCATCTCTGGAGTCTCACCCTCTTTCACATCGTATGTATCAAACATTAGTGTGTTTTCTGATACTTTGGCTCGAAGTGCAACACGCCGTAATAGGTTTGTGACAATCTTAGGATCACCGCCTTTAGTGGCAGCAAAATGTGTGATGGGAAACGATTCGAAATACATTAGAATCCTGCCTCGATACGTTCTCTACTCATCATCTCAATTTCTCTGAAGTTTAGTGATATGGTTGTTCTCTGTGGTGGTGGGCCTTCGCCTCCACCTTCATAACCCTTTCGGGCATTTGTTGTGGTGCTTTCATATGCCTTAAATCTGTCACCACCATAATCAACGTCAACACTCGTTAGGTAAGAAGACGAAACTCTGTTAAGAAATGGATTTCTTTTTCCTTTATGCTGATATTCAATATCAAATATATTTGGTGTCTTCATTACTTTACCGTTGAATTTGGCTGTGACTTGTTTCCCCATAACTGATCCAAGGTTCACCTGATCTATATATGAAGGCATCATATTCTTTTTGAACGCATACACAATTTCCTCGACAACTTTTGATTCCTGTTCACTCTTTGGAATGAATGTAAACGAGTACGAAAAGTCTCTACGATCTACACCATCAAATTGCAACTCCATCTTATTTGAGATAGCCATACCAGATGCGATTTGTGCCATGGCTTTCGCTCCTGGCATCAAGGCTTGGGCCCCTTCGACTACCTTCATACCTATACCTGTAGCTAATCCACCAAGGGCTCCTTTGCCGGTTTCCATCAATCCTTTACCACTTTGCAAATCGCTATATACATCCCCGGCTACCTGTGCCATTAGACCAATTTCTTGGTCACTGTAATTTGTTTTATAACTGACCTTAACAGAGGGAGGCATGTAGAGAGCAATAGCCTGATCCATACGTTTCATGGGCGGTCTTTTGATGGATAGGGATTTGCCTGCACCCTTTCCCGATTGTGATGCCATTCCTGTAGAGTCTGAATTCTGCAATTGTTTCTGAGCAGCACTTCCATTACCCCTAGCAGCTTTTACGATAGCATCACCTTTTTTCTTGACCTTAACATCATCAATTTCATATATGTAGAATATGATATAATGACCCTGTTCTGGATCATCTTCCACATTCAGAGGATACGCAAGGTTCTTTGAGGATGTTGAACTGAAGTTGTTCTGTTGTGTAAGAGCCTGCAAAGAAGATGCACCAGCAGACGAACCTATCTTTGCGAATTGAGAAACCTTAGACGCAACTGATGTTGCGACTTGATTTTTAAGAGCATTAAGTAATACAGCCATGTCTAAATATCCTTATACACTGAAACTATTTATAACCAATGGCATACAAAGGTCGATACAATCCAAAGAATCCCCGAAAATATAAGGGTGATCCACGAAACATAATCTACCGTTCTCTCTGGGAACGAAAGTTTATGGTGTATTGTGACAACAACGCATCCATAATTGAATGGGGTAGTGAAGAGATCATTATACCATATTTATCGCCATGGGATAACAGACGGCACCGATATTTTCCCGACTTCTACATAAAAGCTCAACAGGCAGATGGTAGTCTCAAGAAAATGATAATTGAGGTGAAACCTAAGATTCAATGTTCTCCACCAAAAGAACCAAAACGTAAGACGAGAAGGTATCTCAATGAAGTGAAAACATGGAGCATCAATGAAGCCAAGTGGAAATATGCTACCGAATGGTGTAAGAATAATGGTATGGAGTTTGTGATTATCAACGAGGATCATCTAGGGATTTCGTATAAATAGTGATATGGCACAAAGTAAGTTCATACAGGCAGTAAAAGACGAGGCAAAAGGCCGTCCACGATCTACCCAATGGTATAAGGATAAGATCAAGGAGTTCGGCACACCTAAGACACTGGATTTGATCAGGGATGGTAAACGAGATACCAAACCGTTCTACGGCAAACTCAACATGTTTGTGTATGATCCAAAGTTTAAGAAACAACTACCGTACTACGATACGTTTCCCCTTGTTCTGCCTCTAGAAACTTATAGTGATGGTTTTCTGGGAATTAATTTTCATTATCTCCCGATACCACTACGAGTCAAGCTGTTGGACAGGTTGGTGGACTTTTCTAATAACACAGCCTTTGATGAGTCAACCAGACTTGTTGTGGACTACAGCAAATTAAAGAATATTAACTTAGTCAAACCAACTATACACAAATATCTGTCTGGACAAATGAAGTCACAAATTCGTAGGATTGATGCAGATGAATTTACTATCGCAACCCTACTGCCTGTACAGAGATTTAAGAAGTCCTCGGCTTCTCAGGTTTGGAAAGAATCAAAGGCAATGATCTAATGGCAAGTTTTGTAGAAGGTACAGCATTCGGCGTATTCAATGATATTCTATCAGCATTTCGCTCTAATGAGGGATATGCGTTACCGAGTAGATATGAGGTTTTATTATATCCACCAGCACCAAAAACAGGTGGCGGTCTACAAAATGTATTTTCTGGTTTACGACAGTCAAACAACGCTTCAAGATCAGTATCCATGCGTTGCGAATCTGTAACTTTGCCAGGCAGAAATATTACCTCTAGTCCTGACAGCAATATATATGGGCCGGTAAGAGAGATTGCAGAAGAAGTGACATACGCAGGCGAAGTATCCATGACGTTTCAGGCAAGTTCTGGTCTAGATGAGAGAATATTTTTTGAACAGTGGCAACAAAAGTGTTTCAATCCAGAAACATGGAATGTGGGATACTATGCTGATTATGTCGGATCGGCCGATGTATACCTGTTAGACATAAACAACCAAAGGCGGTTTGGGTTGAAGATTAACGAAATGTGGCCCAAAACAATTGCAGGCACCGAGCTATCTGGTGCAGCTGCTACAGATATTATCAAAAATGAAGTGACGTTTGCGTTCAGAACGTGGTCAACTCTAGATGCTGAACAAACACCACCCAGCATCGGTGATAAGATTACTCAAACGGTGGTAAACTCTGTGGAGAGAAATATCACAGCAAATATACCCGCTGTGTTGCGAAAATTATAAGGATGAAAAATTATGGCACTACCAAAGCTAAATACGGTAACATATGAATTGGAATTACCGTCCACTGGCCAATCAGTTAAGTTTAGGCCTTTTCTGGTTAAAGAACAGAAGAACCTCTTGATTGCACAAGAGTCACAAGATGATAAAACTATTGAGGGGGCATTTGCTCAGATTATTAATGATTGCACAGAGGGCAGTATTGATCCATATCAGTATCCTCTATTCGATATTGAATATCTGTTTCTACAGATGCGAGCGAAATCAGTAGGTGAAAAGTCTACAATTATTATGACAGCAGAAGACGATGGCACAACCAAAGTCCCTGTGGAAATTGACCTATCAAAAGTAGGAGTAACAACGGAAGTTGGCCATTCGAATGAGGTTGTTCTGACAAATGATATTAAGTTGATCATGGGCTATCCCACTCTATCGGATATGGCCATGCCAAATGAGGCTAATACAGAAGTTGAGAGGATTTTTGTTCTGATTAAACGATGTGTTATGGAAATTCATGACGGTGAAGAGATACATAATAGAGTTGATATCAGTGATAAAGAACTGGATGATTTTCTCGAAAATATGTCTACGGAAATGTTTGAGAAACTATCTACCTTTTTTGAAACCATGCCCAAATTAAAACATGTGGTGAAGTTTACTAACCCGAATACGAAAGTAAAAAATGAGGTAAACATTGAAGGACTCCAAAGTTTTTTCGAATAGCCCTTTCACACGAAACCTTGGAGAACTATTATCAGGCGAACTTCGCCATGATGCAACATCATAAGTACAGCCTCAATGAACTAGAAGATATGATGCCGTGGGAAAGGGAAATATACATGGGGCTGCTGTTACAATTTATACAGGAAGAAAACGAAGAGCAAGAGAGACAAGAACGTAAACAGAGATAGGAGTTTATCGTGGTTCAAAAAAAATTACAACCAGAATCACAATATAATGAATATGACTTGGATGGAGATGGTGTTGTGAGTGACGAAGAATTAGAGATGGTACAAAAAATACATGAAGCAGAAAATGCTGATCAGAAGGCTGACGCTCAACGGCGTATGGCTTGGATATCAATGGGAGCAATGATTCTATTTACGATCATTGTTATGATACCAGGCTTTATTCCTGAGAGCAGACTGAAACTTTTGGGTGATCTGTCTGCTTT